GCATTAGTACTAAGACTGCCTAACATTACCAACATTGTATACGGAAGAGATGTAGGATATAAGATTGAACAAGTAGATTTGGGGGCAGACATTCATGCTATTTCTGCTACGCAAAAGCGTAAGGAAATGGGTATATGAATGTAACCAAACAAAGATCAGCATTAAAGGCAATTACTTGGCGTATCATTGGTACAGCAGATACCTTTGTAATATCTTGGTTTATAACCAAAGAACCAATTACAGCAGGAGCAATTGCAAGTTTTGAGGTACTAACAAAAACAATCCTTTATTACTTCCATGAGCGTGGTTGGAATAAAGTTAAATGGGGGAGAGAATAATGTATGAATACTATGTAAGAAAAGTAGAGAATGTAGTAGATGGAGATACCATTGATGTTCTTATTGATTTAGGGTTTGATATCCTGTTTGCATCCCGTGTGAGATTGGCTGGTATCGATACCCCTGAATCTCGCACAAAGGATCTTGCTGAAAAGGCCCTTGGTCTTGAAGCCAAGGAGTATCTAAAGAAGTCTTTAAAAGATGCCAAGTCTGTTGTAATCAAGACTGAGAAGATGGACTCATCTGAAAAGTATGGTCGCATTCTTGGTTGGGTATATGTAGATGGCAACACAGTATCTCTTAATGATATGATGATCAATGATGGCTATGCATGGGGATACCTTGGAGATACCAAGGTTAAAGATTTTGGAGCACTTGCTAAGGCAAGAAAGAAATCTGGTAAGTAGTGAGTTTGCAGACAGATGCACTTCTTGAACATTTAATGCTACAGGGTGCTGTAGAATTTCAGGGTATAGACGAACAGACTGGCGAAATGTTATATTCAATAACAGATAAGTTAAAGGAAGTAAGTCCTGAGATTTACGAGCAACTAAAAGATCAGTACGAGCATCATATGTTTAGGCTAATAGATCAAGGACCAACACGAATGACTTGGAGAATACAGCCATGAACTTTAAAGATGAGGATGATGCAATAGATCAGTTAATACTATCTGGCGCACTTGAGGTTGCTGGGATAGACATGAATACTGGAGAGCCTGTGTACAACTTTACAGAAAAATTGCTTGAGATTAATCCAGAATTACACAAAGATGTTTCTTTATATTTTTCTCGTGAAACAATGTCTTTGTGGAGTGACGGGTTTTTAAATATGGATGTGACAGAAAAAAATCCAATGGTAAGCCTTACAGAAAAGGCTTTAGATGAATCAGAGGTTGCTAAGTTAAGTAAAGATAAGCAGTACACTTTGAAGGAAATCATAAGAATCGTTGGTTTAGATAGGTAGTATAATTGTCTTGGAGGCAACCAATGGAGTATTTTTTAGGATCTGCTATAACTATGATAGCCATGTTTATAACAACACGGATAGTAAATCAGCGTATTAAAAAAAATAAAGAAAATCCTTTTAGGTATAGTCAAAGCCATATTCATACTCTTGTTATGCCACTTATGCCAAACTTAAAATTTTACAAAAAAAGGATGGTTACTCAATCAAGTAATCATTATAAAAAAACAAATATAAGAGTAATAATACTAGACAAGAAAGCCTATTTTATTAAAGATGGAGGATTTTATTCTGCAGAAATGGATGGAGACTTAGTTGATAAACAGACTGCAACTCTAGTTGACACAATGGGTATGGATAAGATACAATTAGATAAGATGCTTTTTATAATGGATCAACTTAGAGATGGGGAAAACAATGATAGTGGGTATTCAGGGAACTAGTAGTTTTGATGACTACAAGGTTTTTCTTAGAGCCATGGCCGTTACGATGTCTTCTTTAAAGCAAGATGATCCGTACTTTCATATCTATTCTGCAGGGCCAGCCAATATTAACTTAATGGCTATGGAGTTTGTTAACCTGTCAGAACGAGGCTTAAAGTCTCGTGGCAAAAGTATTAAATATAAGGCTGTGCCACCTTCGTGGATTACAGAAAATATTTCAAACGTAAACTACTTTGCTTTCTTAAGCAAGGAAAAAGAACAAGTATCAAAACTTGTTGATGATGCAAAAACAAATAATGTCGAATACGGCATTTTTAGGTACTAGGAGAGCGTAATGGAAATTAAATCATTAGAACAAATGGAAACAATTGTTAAGAATAGCAAAAGTTTGATATGGGATGGGTGGACAGTAGTAAACTCTTATCCTTCTGAGAAGGGTAGAACAGCCCCACAGGGGGCCTTCGTGGATGGTAAGTGGCATCTACAACGTCGTTTTGTACCTTCTAAGAATGGATGGGATATACCAGACAAGTTTGTGAGTTAATATGCCAAAGCATGAATGGAAAGATGATGCTTTGTGTTTAGATTACGATACAAATATATTCTTTGAAAAGTATGAAGATGATGAACTTTTAAGACCTGCAGTAGACAAACTTTGTTCTACATGCCCAGTGTCTAAGATGTGCTTTGCTGTTGGTGTTTCACAAAAAGAGTGGGGTATCTGGGGCGGAGTTTACCTTGAGGGTGGACAAATATCTAAAGAGTTCTCTAAACATAAGTCTAAAATAGACTGGGCTAACACCTGGCAGAGATTAACAACGGAGCAATAATATGTATACAAATTCAATGAAAAGAGCCTTTAGATCAATAAAAGGGCCAAAAGGTTTTAAACTTGAAATATTTGACAACGATAATTTTTTAACAGTTAGAGCAAGTGAGAAGCAGTTCATGAGTCTGACTGGAGAAGATAAAAAGCAGGCTGTAGAATATATGATTCGTGTTAAGAAAGCACTTGAAGACAACGGGGCTATTGTTTTATTGGTTAGAGAAGGAGGAGAAGAGGCATGATTGAGTTTATTTCATTTGCAGTCTTTATATTATTATTCTTTACTTTGATAATTAAAAATATTTCTATTAAGTTAAAACTGGCTTTAACATCTAAAGAATTACTTCAGGCGTACATAGATAAAAATATACTTGCTGAAAAATTATTTGAGATTTCTACTGTTGAATTATTAAAAAAAGAAACAGATCCAGAACAGTTTTTGAAATTTATTTCAGATTCTAGAGACTGGGCTTATCAGTATATAGAGGAGGTTCAGGCGTCGTTAAATAGTTTTATTAAAGACATTGAGCCTGAGATAGCCTACTTTGATGAGTACGGAGAGGTTGGTTCTGCTTACCCACACTACCACTCTATGAAGAAGATTTCTGGAGCATATAAAGAACTAAAGAAACTTCTACCAGAAGACTATGATAGAATAGATTAATGAAGTTCTATTATTTTGGGGGTGTCATGGGAGACACCACAAATTTAAAAAGTCCTTCTAGTTTAAACAATCATAATTTTTCTGGAGTAATGTTTACACACGACATTCCAGAAGGAGATATGTTTGTAAAAACAGCAAAAGATATAAAGCAAGGCGAAGATATTAAATACTTGGTTGCCATTCGTCCATACACAATTTCTCCTCAGTATCTTTCTATGATTAATAGATCAATAGAAAAAATAGATAGAGGAAGGCTTCAGATTAATTTAATTTCTGGATATATAAAAGATCACGAAGACGGTGTTGGCGGTGTTGTTGGAGATGTTAATGACAGATCAAGTTCACTTGACAGATCAAACTACATGATAGAGTTTCTTAAAGTCTTAAATGATATGGACCAAGATAAAGAGTCTCCAGGATATTGGCGTGACCCAAACCATAAAAACAAATTAGATGTATATGTTTCAACAACAAATAGTTATGTTTTTGAAGCAGCAAAAAAATATGGCCATAAAATTATTTTACCTTATCACATTTATGCTCGTGGAGGCTGGTCTGATTTTTTAAAAAATTCTTCTATATCAATTCCTCTTGAGTTAGACGGTATAGAAATAATGATTGCAATTACTCCCATTATTAGAAAAACAGAAGAAGAACTTGACTTATTGACAAACCATGTAGTTAGACCAGTATGGAGAAAAGGAGAAATTTCACAGCCCGTTCTTGATGCTGCTTACTTTACAGAGGAGCAATTTCATGATCTTGTTATGACTCTTGAAGGTAGAGGAATAACTCACATGCTTATTAATGCTGTTCCGTCAGAAGAAGTAGACGTTATAGTTCCCTTTATAAAAAACTATGTACAGTTAAGAAAAGGTTTTGTTAGTAACTAAACTAACAAATAAACAAACATCCTATAGGAGGAAAAATGAACACAACACAACTAAAGGCAATGCTTGCATCTTACGGACGATCAGTCCTTGGTGCTGCCATTGCACTATACGCTTCAGGCGTAACAGATCCAAAAACACTTGCTTATTCATTGCTTGGAGCCATCGTGCCCGTTGCAATTAGAGCAGTAAACCCTAACGACAAGGCGTTTGGCAAGTTGCCAGATGCTAAGGAAGTTGAGGTAGCACTCAAGACTGCCAAGGTAGTTAAGAGACCAGCAGCAAAGAAGGCAGCAGTAAAAAAGAAGTAGTATAATAGATACTATTCCGCTATAAGACTTTAAAAGGTTTTGCAACGGATGTTCCCTTGATGGGAAAGTTAGCAGGATGATCCCGTGGCTAATAGACCTGAGCAGTCGTCTATAAACTGCTCACTTATCATGCTACAATTTAATTGTCCCACACAGGACCTTAGTGATGGATTAGTTACCCATTGGATAGAGACCGTGGCGCAAGTCAGGTGAATTGCCTGTGTGGGG